GTCGGTCTCATCATCACCGACGAGTGCCATCACGGCGTGGCGGCCACCTACCGGGCCATCTATGACGACTTCCCGGACGCGCTGAACCTCGGGGTCACGGCGACCCTGGCTCGCGGTGACGGGGTGGGCCTCGGTGACGTCTGGGACGAAGTGGTCTATTCCCGAACCATCCTATGGATGATCGGAAAAGGGCACCTTGCGGATATCCGCATGAAGAACATCGACGTGGGCCACCTGGATCTCGGCGGTGTGAAGCAGTCACGCGGCGACTTCCAGGTGGGTGATCTCGGCCGCGCGCTGGAAGACAGCGACATGGCCGAGAAGCTGCCAGCCGCCTACAGGGAGCACGCGGGCGAGCGCCCGGGGGTTGTGTTCACCCCGACCGTGGCGACTGCTCAGGCGGTCGCTGAGTCCTTCAACGGGGCCGGTATCCGTACGGCCGTCATCTCCGGCGAGACTCCCCGCGAGGAACGTCAGCAGATCTTCGCCGACTACCAGTCGGGACGGGTGCAGGTGCTCGCCAACTGCATGGTCCTGACGGAGGGGTTCGATGCCCCGTGGGCGAGCTGTGCGGTCATCGCCCGTCCCACCCAGTCCGCCCCGCTCTACACGCAGATGGTCGGCCGCGTGCTGCGTCCCTACCCGGGCAAGGCTGACGCGCTGGTCCTGAACGTGGCCGGTCCGGGGCGCCGGATCTGCACCCTGGTGGACCTTGAGCCAGGTGCAGTCAGCGCGGTGGAGGAGGATGAACTCCTCACGGATGCCGTGGTCCGGGAAGCCGAGGCGGCCGAGCAGACCGTGAAGCGAGGCAGCCTGGCCTTTGACCTCAAGTTCCGTGACGTGGACGCGTTCTCCGCGAGCACCGCGGCGTGGCTGAGCACCGCGGGCGGGGTCATGTTCATCAGCTGTGGGCAGACGACCGTGTTCCTCTGGCCCTCGGACCAGTCCGGATTGTGGGACGTGTGCCGGGTGACCAAGGGTGACAAGTGGCGCCGGACCCAGCACACGGGCATGGACATCGGTTCGGCCATGGCCTGGGGTGAGGCGGTCGCGGAAGACTTCCAGGACTTCTCGGTGCAGAAGTCGGCACGCTGGCGCAAGGGCAAGCCGTCCGAGGGCCAGGTCAGCTTTGCTACCACGCTCGGGATCAAGGGCATCGAGACCGTCAGCCGGGGCCAGCTGTCCGACGCGATCTCAGTCGTCATGGCCAGCCGTCAGTTCGATCCGTTCATGGTCAGGGTCTCACGGTAGGGGGTTGACACGATCGTCTCTCACGGTGTCTACTAAGGACATCGCAAGGCAAACGGGAACAGAGGAGCAGACCATGAGCCGCACCGCAGAGATCCAGGCCAACATCAACGACTGGACCGACAGTCACCGCCGTTGGCTCAAGGAAGGCATCCGCGAGTGCGGCCACCACGAAATGTATTTCCACAAGGGTCGCAACGTGTGCATCGTATGCAAGCGCGAGGCGGACCGCGGTTACGTGAGCCTGGAAGAAGCCCTGGCCCTGGCGTACGCCGACTCGGATGACGACAAGATCCTGGCCAAGGTCTACATGCCGAACGGGTCCCTGGTGGGCTACGGCTTCAACGGTGGCGGTCCGGCCAGCGACCGTCAGAAGCACGCGGTTCGGGTCCTCTTGGCCAAGCACGCAGGGAACCCCACCGTTGAAGCGATTCGCCGGTACCTCAACAAGCGGGCCAGGTCGGGGGAGACCGTGACCGTATCGGATGTGTCACCGGCCATTTCATGGATGCGGACGCTCTGACCCACCCGCACGACAACCGAATCGGACCGGGCCCGCAAGGGCTACGGTCCCTTCGGGGTGAGAGCAAGGAGGAGCAATGGCCAGACACAGTGATGTGCTGCGCAAGGCCGTCAAGGACGGCAAGACGATCGAGGTAGACGACTGCTTCGCCGATGAAGTCCTCTACCGCCCGCGTCCGTGGGCCAAGCCGGGGGACAAGCGACCCTGGCTCCTCGCGGGCAAGCCGGACGAATCCTGCTTCCGGTTCCGGTCGGGGGAGGTACGGGTGCGCCGTGACTGAGCGCAAGCGGCGCAGGGCCGTCAACACCTCGGCGCAGGGCAGAGACCTTGAGCTGGCGGTGATGGCGCTCCTGGCCGAGCACGGCTGGACCGGCATGCGCAGCGCCGGGAGCAAGGGGGTGGCTGATGTGGTGGCCATCCCGAGGAGGCCCATCAGGCCGTGGCTCCTGGTCCAGTGCAAGCTGACCAACCCGCAGATCCCACCGGCCGAGCGGCTGGGCCTGACCCTACTGGCCGTGGGAGCACGGGCCCTGCCTCTCGTCGCCTCACGGGGCGATCGCGGTGAGGGTACGAGGATCGAGTACAACACCGGTCACGCGATGTGGGTGGTTTTCCGGGAACTCACCGGCCCCGGGCCCAAGGAGTGGCGGCCGTGGAGCGCGGCCGACCCCGACAGCGAGGAGCAGACGAATGCGTAACGACGACGTGATCGCAGCCATACAGATCATGCGGCAGGGGGTGGACATGCTCGGCCGTGCCTTGTCGCGGGTGACGACCGAGCTGGCCGAGTCGCTGCCCACGGACCGTCCTGAGAATTCGGCTGAGCCTGGCGAGTTCCAGCACGAAGACCAGGACGGGGACTTCCTGAGGTTCTCGGAGCGGAGCGACGGGTCTCTCCGGGCCAGCATCAATGAACGCCACGACGACGATGCGAACCTGCATGCGGTGGACCTCGGCCAGGAGACGGTCAACCAACTAACACAGTATCTGGACCGGTACCGGACGGATACACCGTGCTCGTTCCCCGCGGACTTCCAGTGTGCTGGGATGCGTGGCCATGACGGACTGTGCGATCCCGATGCGGACGACATGGATACGCCGTTGGACGCGTGCCCGTGGTCCATCCGTGACATGACCCCGGGCACAGTTGAGCACAAGGACTGTGAGAAGCCCGCCGGTCATCAGCTGCACCGGGCTGGCGAGCGTTCATGGTTGGAGAGTACAAGCGGGGCATACGACAGGCGGGAGCTGCCCGGTGGGCTGGAGCATGACGCAAACGCCGAGGAGCGCCAGCACACCCGCGACGTTCGGGCGTTGTGCGCCGGACACTTCCCCGACCGGCCTGACGACAGCACCGGGTGCCACCACTTCCGTGTGAATCACGGCGCGCTCGGATGCACCGCGCCTTGGTGCCCGTGCGAGAGGCGTGGCGGTCGCTGATGCTGGAGATCAATATGTGGCATGCGCTCCCTGCCGAGGCCGTCACTCTGGCCGTCCTGGTGGTCATCGCCCTGGTGACGGCCAAGCCGGGGGAGCGCTCGTTCTTCATCGGCATCGCGGTCATGGTCTGGGGCACCATCATCCTCACCGTGTTCGGCATCGCCTGGTATTCGGGGTGGGTGGTGCTGCGGGCATGAACTGGGAGACAAGGTGTCCCAGGTGCAGGCATCCGGTCCAGGACCACGGAGACCATGGGTGCACGCGTATGGACTTCCGGTACGGAAAACCCGGTCAGCCCCGCCAGTGCCCGTGTGAGAAACCCAGGTGGTCCATGTGATCCAGCTGCTCATGGTGTGCTGGCTGATCGCCGCGGTCACCTTCATCGGGACCGTACTGGTTCACCTCGGGCACTTGACACGATCATCTCCCAGGGTGTCTACTGAGGACACGACGACGGAGCACGGAAGACCGAGGAGCAGACCGTGAAGATCAGGGCTTCTAGGTACAGCGAGCGTTACCTCACCTGTTGCAAGTGCCGCCGCTGGGCCACGGTCAAGCTGTCGGTCACCGACAGCGCCGGGGCTCCGGTCATGAAGGGCCGCGGGTTCACGGTTACCTGCGACCAGCACGCCAAGGCCGTGGCCCAGACACTCCGTACCCGTCACAACACCGAGAACTGAGGAGCGGATATGGCACGACACGGCAGGGCAAGCAACCAGACCCCCGACACTCCCGAGCAGAAGGCCGCATGGCTGGACGCCTCGTGGGAGGCGAACAAGGCGGTGGCCGAGGCCAAGCGCGAGGCTGACCCCTCGGTGGACCTTCAGCCCCTGGTCATCAAGGGCGACAACAACCGCGGCGGGAACATCGGCATCAGCGCTGACGGCAAGCACGCGAAGCGCAAGAGCTGATGGGAAAGATCTTCCGGACCAGGACTGCGGGCGTCGTGCTCGTGGTCCTGGTGACCCTCACCATCTGGTTCGCTCCGTGTCTCTCGGTGATTCCGGCCGGAGTGTTCTTCTGGTGGTTCAACGAGAGGTACAACGTATGAGCAACACGCACGAGGGCATCCGGATCTTCACCGGAGTCCTCACGGCCCGGTTCGAGGGGGACTACGTCCCCGCCTCGGACATCCCCCAGTATCTGGACGAGTGGCTGACCAGTGGTCTGGAGGACCGCGACGACCTGCGTGGCTGGTCACTGGAGACCCTGGCCGTTGCCGAGGCCCCTCAGCCGATGGTCAACCTGGTCTGGCAGTGGATCGTCAATGCCAACAACGGACTCGGCAGCGATGTCGGCGACCTGATGGAGGCTCTGGAGCGAGCTGGTTACGGGTGCCCCGAAGGGATTGGTGACGAATGAGCACCACCGACCCCACCCAGTTCGACCCCGAGTCCACGGGCCAGTACCGCGTCATGAGCCTAGCCGAGGCGATGGAGACCAGGAACCCGCTGGTGGACCCCGTTCCAGTACAGGCAGTTCTCCCGGTCCAGCCCACGCCGCCCTACGTCAACCAGCCGTACGTCTCGCTGGTCTACGTCGGCACGGACGGGGTGTCCCGCCGCGTGGACGGGGACCACAACCTGATCAGCCACCACGAGAGCACCGACGCTGACCACCGGGAGCGCCTGATCCTCAAGGCGCTGCTCCGGCACGCTCTCGCCATGCTCAATGGAGAGGACGTCAGCTGATGCCGCTGTTCGGATGGGTGTGCAAGCTGTGCCATGTCCGCAACGGACCGACCCGATTCGTGTGCAAGCACTGCGGGTACCCGAGACTGGGCCAAGAGTAGTAGCCTGGTACCGATCGCATCTGCTGCGGACTGCTCCTCTGTAGCTGCTCGCCCTAGCCCCTCAGGTCCAGTACATCCTGAGGGGCTTTGTGCTGTCCTACACTGTCAACAGACGACGGATCGGAGACGACTCCATGGCTACACCGCTCACCCCGGACCAGACGACCGCAGCCCTCAGGAACGAGGGGGTGACCTTCCTCGAATACCGCGACTGGGACACCCACAACCGCAACCACAGGGGTCCGTGGGGCCCTGTCCACGGCGTGATGATCCACCACACCGTGACCGGCCCGGAGACCGATGCGGTAGCTCTCTGCTACACCGGGCACTCCGCATTGCCGGGGCCGCTCTGTCACGCGGTGGGCGAGCGTGACGGGCGGGTGTACCTGGTCTCCAACGGGCGCGCCAACCATGCGGGACTGGGAGACGGGGACGTCCTGGCTGCCGTGAAGAACGAGGCTGCTCTCCCTCAGGACAACGAGACCGACACCGACGGCAACCGGTATTTCTACGGGATCGAACTGGCCAACCGCGGCGACGGCAAGGAGCCCTGGCCGCTGCGCCAGTACTGGGCTGCCGTCCGCTACGCGGCTGCGATCTGCCGGGCCCACGGCTGGAGTCAGCGCAGCGTCATCGGCCACAAGGAATGGCAGCCTGGGAAGATAGACCCCACGTTCGACATGGGGCAGTTCCGGGCCGACGTCGCCACCCAGCTGCGCAGGCCGGAGACACGGACTCCTGCCCCGTCCACCCCAACCGCAGGAGACGACATGCAGTTCACCTCCCTCGCTCTGACCGACGCTCCCGAGACCATCGCGGCCGGACAGTCCAAGGTCATCTACTGGGATGCCGAGTACCAGGATGGTGCCGGTGACCACGGTGCGGGCGGCAAGACGATCGTGAGCGGTGAGCACTTCACCGGCATGGTGGCCCTCAGGTTCGCCGACGAACTGCCCACCGGGGTCAAGGTCCGCATGGTCCATGAGCTGGACGCGGGCGGCACCAGCGACGACTTCACGGCTGCGCTCGCCGCCGACCTGGCCGAGCACACCGTGCCCTACACGGGCCGCGTGGCCGAGGACCGCAACCTGGTATTCGAGATCGAGAACAACTCCGGTTCGCCCATCGTCCTCAACTGGGCTGCGGTGCGCGGCGGCACCTGGGCTCTGTAGGCCCGGGTGCAACCGCCGACAGAGGCGGAGATGATCAGGGCCCTCGGGGTCAAGGTCGACTCCCTCACTCAGGCCATTACGAACCTGAGCACCACCCTGGGTGGATACGTCACCCAGGAGCGGTACGAGGCGGACAGGCGTCTGTCGGAACTCCAGCACACCCAGCTTGCTGAATCGGTGAAGGCGGACAGGGTCAAGGCCGAGGGGAACCGGCGCCTTGCCTTGTCCGCCTTCATCGCACCCCTCATCGTTGGACTCGTCATCTGGTACCTCACCAAGGGCGGATCCTGATGGACAGGCGTGCGGCGCGCTACTGGGCGGTGCTGGTCACAGTCTCGGTCGTGGTGGCCTGGCTCGCGGTGTTCAGCTACCGGACGGCCGGTCGTCTGGACCGTGCGGAGAACGACAGGGACGCCCTGCGCAGACAGGTGGTGCGCCTGGGTGGCACACCGGTCGCGGGCGAGCCCGGCAGGGACGGGGCTGTGGGCCCCTCAGGAGCAGCGGGAAGGGACGGAGCAGATGGTGAGGACGGCAGCCCCGGGACTCCGGGTGAAGCGGGACAGCAAGGGTCACCAGGTCCTGGTGGACGGCCCGGGGATGCGGGCGCGAGCGGCGCTCCGGGACGGGACGGGTCGCCCGGGCCTACAGGCCCACCGGGTGCTCCGGGGCCGACTGGCCCGACAGGGGCTCAGGGTCCGGCCGGTGAACGTGGGGAGAAGGGCGATACGGGAGAGCCCGGCGAGTCGGTGATGTGCGCCGAGGGGTATCACCCCGAGGACATCACCATCGCCCCGTACCAGGGCGTTTATCAGGTGTGCAGGAAGAACGAGTGAGGAGGAGCCATGGCCGACAGCGGCAACAACTTCCCGTGGGTCCGGCAGGAGAACGAGACCCCCCAGTCGTACGAGGCATTCAAGATCTACCTCAACCTTCAGGGCTCGCGCAGCCTGGCCAAGGTGTGCGAGGCGACGGGCAAGAGCTGGGCTCAGGTGAGCCACGCGTCGTCCAAGTACGGCTGGGTGGAACGGTGCCGGGCCTACGACATCCACGTGTCCGAGGCGATGACGGACGGGCTGGTCAACGCCCTGGCCGTGAGCCGTGACAAGAACCTGGCCCTGGTCGACAAGCTCCGTGACCACCTGTCCAACCGGCTGGACCGGTTCATCGAGCGCGACCAGGATCCCTCCGTCCGCTGGACCCAGGCACTGACCGCCATGGCCAGGCTGGAGACCAACTGCTTCGCCATCAAGGACGACGCCAAGACGACTGAGAAGCTGGAGCGGATCGAGGCTCTGATCGACCGCGTCATGGCCGAACGGGGCTGACATGAGGCCCACCCGGGCGCAGCTGGCACAGCTCAGCCCTGCCGATCTGGACCGGCTGGCTGAGCGTCTGGAGGCCATGGCCCACGACATCGAGACCGGCAAGGTCCCGTGGCTGTGCTCGCGTCCGGACTGTGACGGCAGCCCGCACAAGGGGCGCCCGGGGCCCCACGCCCGCCCGAGCCAGCGTCCTCCGGCGGATGACGACTGGGACGTGTGGATGGCGTTGGCGGGCCGCGGGTTCGGCAAGACCCGTATGGGTGCCGAGTGGGCCATCGACCAGGCCCGGCACCTTGAGCGAGGCGCCCTGGTCGGGGCAACCGCGGCCGACACGAGGGACATCCTGGTTGAGGGGGAGAGCGGCATCCTGGCCTGCGCCCCCGCCACGTTCCGGCCCCTGTACGAACCGAGCAAGCGGCGCCTGACGTACCCCAACGGCTCGGTCCAGATGTGCTACTCGGCCGACGAACCCGACCGCCTCCGTGGGCCTCAGCACCACTACGGCTGGTTTGATGAGCTGGCCGCGTGGCGGCGCCTTCAGTACGCGTGGGACATGGCGCAGCTCGGCATGCGCCTGGGTGAGCACCCGCGGATCTGCATCACCACCACGCCCCGTCCGCTCCCGCTCATCAAGGAGCTGTTGAAGGACGGGATGTGCCGGGTGGTGCGGGGCTCGACCTACGACAACCTGCACAACCTGGCACCGACCTTCCGCCGTGCCGTGGTCGCCAAGTACGAGGGGACCACGCTCGGCCGCCAGGAGCTGAACGCAGAGGTACTGGACGACCTGCCCGGCGCGCTGCTCACCCGGGCGCTGATCGACGCCGCACGGGTGGACGCGACGCATGCCGTCAACTGGCGTCTGCGGGTGGTGGCCATGGACCCCGCCGGTACCGGTCTCGGAGACGAGACCGGCCTGATCGCGGGCGGACGCGGCATGGACGGGGACGACTACCTGACCCACGACTGGTCGGACCAGCTGGCTCCCAAGGCCGCCGCGGTGCGGGCATGGGACCTGTTCGCGTACGTCAACGCTGACGTGCTCGTGTACGAAGACAACTTCGGCAAGGGCTGGGTGAAGGAAGTCCTCACCAAGATCTGGCAGGAGCGCTATCCGGATGCGCAGCGGGCAGGCACCCCGTGCCCGCTCGCGGAGGTCCACGCCAGTCACGGGAAGCAGCTGCGGGCGCAGCCCGTGGTCATGCGCTACGAACAGGGCCGCGTCCACCACGTCGACTTCCTGCCGGAGCTGGAGGACCAGTACACGACGTGGATCCCCGAGGAGGAGCCGTCCAAGTCTCCCGACCGGGTGGACGCCGCCGTGCACCTGGTCAGCTACCTCATGAAGCGGTTCGACCGGGGACAGGCGGAGCTCGTATCGCCCCACGGGCGCGCGTCCAAGGGGACCAAGGTGCACCCGCTGTACGTGGCGCGTGAGGCACGCAGACGCCGGGAGATCGAGAGGGGGGCATGATAGTGCACATGGGACACACGCTCACGCTGCTCCTGGCCATGCTGGCCACGGCCAGGCTCACCCGTCTGGTGACCACGGACCGCGTGTTCCTCGCGCCCCGGCGCGCTCTGCTGCGCAGGCTGATCACCCGGTACGGAGAGGATCATCTCCTGCCCTACCTGGTGACGTGTGACTGGTGTGTCAGCATCTACACGGGTAGCGCGGTCGCCTCCGCATGGATATGGGCGGGGCACACGCTGTGGTTCCAGGTACCCGCAGCGGCACTGGCGTTCAGCTACGCGGCGGGATTCCTCGCCACCAGGGAAGGTGAGTGATGGGGATCCTGAGCCGCAGGAGCAAGGGCGGGGACGCCGGTGGAGGCGGGGCGACGCCACGCGCCGTGATGGCCGCCGCGGTCCCGCTGTCGGGCCCGAACGCGGTCGCCGTGTCCAAGGCCATCAAGCCGGGCACCGAGGACTGGCAGAAAGAAGCCTGGTACCACTACGACGCGTGCGGCGAGTTCCGTGCTGCGGTCACCTGGATCGCCAACGCGGTCAGCAAGGCCGAGGTCTACGCGGCCGAGACCGACCCCGAGACAGGCACGGTCACAGGACCGACCGAAGACCTGCGGGCGCAGAAGGCCGCGGCCCTGGTCCTGGGTGGTCTGACCAAGCGCGGCCAGCTGCTCAAGACCCTCGCGGTGCAGTGGCAGGTACCGGGCGAGTCGTTCATCATCATCCGTCCCGTGGCGCCCAAGAACGGCGTACCCCAGCCGGACGAGTGGATGGCCATCTCCGGCACCAAGGTCATGTACAAGGGCGGAGGCTGGCAGTACCAGGACCCGTGGACCCTGGCCATGGTCCCGCTGAAGCAGGGCACCGACCGGCTCATCCGCATATGGTCCCCGCACCCCAACGACGGGGCCAAGGCGGACAGTGCGGCCCGCCCCGCCCTGCCCATCCTGCGTGAGATCGAGAAGGCGTCCCAGTCCATCGCGGCCCGGCTGGACTCGCGCATCGCGGGCAACGGCGTGTACTGGATCCCCGCGGAGATGGACTTCCCCCGCGATGAAGGGACCAGCCTCGGCCAGGCGTTCTCGGACCATCTCCTGGAAGTGGCCGAGGCGGGGATCCAGAACCCGGGAACGGCTGCTGCTCAGGTGCCCGTCGTGGCCGTGGTGCCGGGTGAGCAGATCGCCGCGGCTCGGCATGACGACCTGGCCACCGAGTTCAACAACACCGTGGGCGAGCTGCGGGAGCGAGCCCTCGGCCGTCTCGCGTCCACGCTCGACATGCCTAACGAGACGGCCGAGGGCTCGACCGGCGGCATGAACCACTGGGGCTCCTGGCAAGTGGAGGAGACCACTTACAAGATCTTCATCGAGCCTCTTCTCGGCATGCTCGGTGACGCGGTCACACACGAGTGGTTCTGGGACGTGCTGCGCGCCATGGGCGAGAGCAGCCCGGAACGGTTCGTCCTCGGCTGGGAGACCAGCGGGATCGTCGCCCGTCCCGACCGGCAGGGCGAGCTCAAGGAGTTCTGGGACGACGTACTGATCAGCGACGACTACCGCCGCTCACAGGCGGGCATCCCGGACGACGCGGTGCCCAGCGAGGATGAGAAGCGCAGGCGCGAGCTCCTTGAGATGGTCAAGGTGGCGCCCACACTCCTGGCCGACCCCCGTATCGGAGCCGAGCTGTTCGGGTTCGAAGTGGCGCCCGCGGCGGTCAGCGTCGACCCCGGCGCAGCTGAGGTGCAGGCAGGTGAGGAGGCCCCGGCGCTGCCCCCTGCCCCGGACGGGGGTGCGCGCCCGGACGAAGAGGAGGACGTGCCCGAGGGTCTGGTAGCAGCGGCTGAACTGATCGTCTACGACGCCCTGTCACGGGCGGGCGGGCGGCTGCTCACCCGCGAGTACCGGGGCCGGTTCCAGAGCATCCCCAAGCATGAGCTGTATCTCTCCATTGACCAGGGCCCGAGCAGCGAGACTCTGATGGAGGGCTCGTTCGTATTCACGGACCGTGTGGCCGAGCAGCTCAGCGTCGACCAGCACCGCTTGGAGGCCACACTCAAGGGGCACGTGTGGGGTCTGCTCCGGTGGCGGCAGCCGTACAGCCGTGACGCACTGCGACGCGATCTCAGGATGATCAAGTGACCACGCCGTCCCCGGACGACGGGCTACCGGCACGGCTGCGGGCACTCGCCTTCATCCGTGAGGGGGAGGCAGCCGTGGGCCGCTCCTGGTTCCGGTCTCTGACACGGTGGCTGGACCGGGTACGGCCCGGGGTCCTGGCGGGGGGACGGCTGGACCCCGGGCGCGTCTCCGACCATAACGGCTACTGGACCGGCCAGGTGAACACCGAAGTCGTGCCCTCGGTGAGCCAGGTGCTCAGCGACGCGTGGGCCCGTGTGAGGGGCCAGGAGCCTGCCCGTGACCCGTGGGTGGCCCACTACCTGAACGATGTCGGCAACCGTCTGGTGCGCCTGCCTGATGAGGTCTATGCCCTGATCGTCGCGGAGATCGAGGCGGGTATCCGGGACGGCAGAGGCATCCCGGAGGTAACGGCGGAGGTGAACCGCATCCTCACATCCACGGGTTCGGAGCGCTGGCCGAACCGGGCGCGCACGGTGGCCAGGACCGAGACGATAGGGGCCGTCAACGCGGGTGTGTTCCGGGCCGCTCAGCTCGATGCGCAGGACCGCGGCGACCCCGCCCCGTTCAAGGTGTGGCTGGCCACCGACGACACCCGTACGCGGCACACGCACAGCAAGGCGGACGGACAGCGCACGCTCCTTGACTCGCCGTTCCAGGTGGGCACGGCGCAGCTGATGTTCCCCGGCGATCCCAGGGGACCGGCTGGGGAGGTCATCAATTGCCGCTGCTCCCTGCTGCCGGTCATCCTCGGCGACGTGCTGGACTGGACCGACAGACAACGACCGAGAGGGACGGCATGAGCGAGCTGGAAGCACTCCGGAAAGTAGCCGGAACAGCGGACCGCCTTGTACAGGAGTGGTCCGATGCGGGTGAGGAGACCAGGCTCGGTCTGGTCAAGGACATCGGACAGGCACTGAAGGGTCTGGAGGCTGCCGAAGTGGCTGCTGGAACATGGGAGGAGACCCATGCCTAGGACATGGAGCGCCGTACTGGCGCGTATCGGCGTGCCGACCGGTGACGGCAGGATCCTGGCCCCGGGGGGCGGGACGAGTCGTGCGCTGCCCCTGCCGATCGCGTACCAGGCCGAGAGCGGGGAGGGCCACGGAGGCTCGGTCGTGGTCGCACGCATGGAGACCGTCCAGTTCGCGGACGGCATGGTGACCGCCACGGGATCACTGCTCGACTCGGCACCGTGGGAGATGATCGAGCAGCTGGAGGCCGGAGTGATCGGGCCCTCGGTCGATCTCGATGACATCGAGTACGTCATGGACGAGAACGAGCTCCTGGTGCTCACCAGATGGCGGGTGGCCGGAGCGACCTTGGTCGCGATCCCGGCGTTCGCGGATGTGTCCCTCACGCTCGATCCGCTTCCGGCTGTCCCTGCGGACTGCAACCCGGCTACCGAGGACTGCTCCCCCATCAGCAACTACGCTCTGACTGCCTCCGTTACCTCCACTCCCTCCGAAGTGCTTCCCCCGCTCGACTGGTTCCGGGCGCCGGACCTTGACCGGCTGACCCCGCTGACCATCAGCGACACCGGCCGCGTGTTCGGGCACATCGCCCCATGGGGCCAGTGCCATGTAGGACTGCCGGGGTGCGTCACGGCCCCGAGCTCGGTGAGCGGGTACAGCTACTTCCATCAGGCTGAGCAGCCGACCCAGGAAGGCGTCACGCTGCCCGTGGGGACGCTGGTGGCGGGACCGAGGCACGCCGATGCCCAGCTCGCCTTCCACGCGGCCACAGCGCACTACGACGACGTGGACGCGGCCGTGGCGAAGGTGATCGCCGGAGAGGACGAGTTCGGCATCTGGGTGGCGGGGTGGATGCTGCCGGGGGCCAAGGCCGAGGCGGTGGAAACCTTCAGAAATTCGCCCATATCGGGCGACTGGCGACGTATCGGAGGGGCGCTGGAACTCATTGCTGTCTGTTCTGTCAACAGTGCGGGGTTCCCGGTGCCCCGGGCCAGGGTGGCGTTTTCTTCCGGTCACCAGCGGAGTCTCATCGGATCGTTCGGGATCACTCCGGTGGCGGGTACCGAGGAACAGGCACGAACGGGTGAGTCGTTCGTGGCGGAGTACGACGCTCAGACGGCCCGTGCCCGGTGGGCCTGGTTCAACGCACAGAAGGGATGACGATCATGGCTTGCGGATCTTGCGGGTCGCGTAAGAGCGGGACCGCCAACGCGGGAATGGAGTACCTCATTACGTACAGAGACGGCACAACGGACACGGCACCGGACCTCGCGTCAGTGAGGCGGAAGCTGGCCCTCTCAGATCAGGGCGGCCAGTACCGGCTGGTAACCAAGAAGTCGGCTTAACGGACAAAAGCCACTTGGTTTCAGCTACGGGGCGTAGCGGGCCAAGTGGCTTTTGCATGGGCGAAGGTGGGCGAACTACCCCACATTTTGGAGGTGTGGAGGGAACCGGAGGGAGGGCTACACCCCCCGCGTATAGAAAAGAACGTCATCTCTGATGATCGTGATGGGTGACGTGTTTTCACGTGAAAAGGAGCGGGCAGCCCACCTCCCACCCCTCCTTACCTCCAGAGGGGGTGACAAGACAGGGCCAATCCCCCGATTGCCTCACCTATCACTTTACCTTTGGGCAGACAAACCCCCCGATTGCCTCATCTATCACTTTACCTTTGATGACGAGTAGGGTCATTCCGGACACCCGGAGTACAGGCGTACGCTGGGGCGCAGCGCTGCTGTGCTGTGGGCCGAGCGTGAGCGACGAAGAGACCGACCGTCCCTGCGTGCCCACGAGGAGGCACCCGCCATGGCCGATGAGCCGACCACCCCCGAGGCGTTCGACGCCACCACGCTCGATGACGCCGCACTCGCGGCCGAGCACGAGCGCATCCGCACCCGCGGCCAGGAGCTCGCCTCCAAGGCCGATGCCTCGGCCGAGGAGCTGGCCGAGCTGACCGAGCTCGCCTCCCGCGTCACCGCCGTACAGGCCGAGATCGCCTCCCGCACCGCCGCGGTCGAGACTGCCAACGCCAACCGTGAGCTGTTCGCCACCCTGCCCGAGGTTGCGCTCCCCACGGCCGTCATCCCGACCGCGATCCAGAAGAGCGACGAGAACGCCCCTGTGGCCGTCTCAGAGCCTGCTAGCACCCAGGTGGCCCCGGTGCCCAGCGTGGGGGATCTGAGCGCTCAGGCGGCCGTACAGCCCCCTCCGGGCGCCATCCGCAAGGACACCATCCGGGCCGAGCTCTCCGTTCAGGCCGCCGGACTCCTCGGCATGCGCGCCGGAGACGAGTTCAGCGGTGACAACAACGTCGGCATGGCGCTGATCAAGAACGCCCAGTCGTTCGGCCGCCGCGGCGCGCCGGGGCAGCGCCAGACCATCGCCCAGTTCCGCCGCACCCGCGACCCGCGTCACGTCGTGGACACTGACGACGGGGCCACGACCATGGGCATCCTGCGCGATGTCCGCAACGAGCGGCGCCTTGACGGAGGGAACCTGGCCCAGACCTGGTTCCAGTCCATCGAGAACGGTGCCAGCCTCACCGCCGCAGCCGGATGGTGCGCCCCGTCCCAGAACGACTACGACCTGTGCCGCAACTGGGACTCCCCGGTGGGCATCCTCGATCTGCCCACGGTCACTGTCACCCGCGGCGGCATCAACTACACCGACGAGCCCGACTTTCCGACCATCTACGCCAACGCGGTGGCGGTCGGCGGAGGCTCCAACTTCCTCACCGAGGCTCAGGTCATCTCGGACACGGCCAAGACCTGTTCCGAGATCCCCTGCCCGACCTTCGAGAACCGGCGCCTTGACGTACTAGCGCTGTGCATCCGCGTGAGCTTCCTCCAGGCCGCCGGATACCCGGAGGTTGTCGACGCCTGGGACGCGGGCCTGAGGGCCGCTCATGAGGCCGAGATGAACCGCACCATCATCGCCGACATCCTCACCCGTGCGGGTGCGGCGACCGTGTTGCCGGACGTCGACGCGAGCGTGGGTCAGCAGGACAGCTTCACCTCCGCGCTCCTCGGGGGCATCGAACTGGCGGCCGAGGACATCCGCTACCGGTTCCACATGTCTTTCAACGCCACGGTGGAGATCGTCCTCCCCCACTGGGTGCTCCCGCAGATGCGCGCCGACATCTCCCGCCGCTCGGGCTGGAACGGCCTGAACGTCACCGATGCCGAGATCGCGTCCTGGTTCGCCACCCGCAACGTGCGCGTCCAGTTCGTCCGCGGCTGGCAGGACGGACTCATCACCGGCGGCGCGCTCGACCCCGCGTTCCCGGGCGGCATCGCCGCTACCCCGTTCCTCACGGCGCTCCCGTCCTCGGTCAACTTCCTGGCCTACCCGGCGGGCTCGATCGCGGTGGCGCGCCAGGACGTGGTCACCCTGACCAACGTCTACGACGCCGCCTCCCTCGCGGTGAACGAGTTCACGAGCCTGTTCGCGGAAGAGGGCTTCGCGCCCGTCTACCCGTGCCCGGGCCAGCGGCTCTACACCGTGACCGGCTGCCCGGCGGGTGTCACCGGCGCGTCCGACATCAACTGTGTCGCCTAGTCCCTCCTGATCCGGTGAGGGGCGCCCCGTCGTCCCTGGCGCCCCTCACCACTCACACGGAAGGGAGGGAGACACATGGCAGTCATCACGACCAACCACGAGATCGTGGCCACCCCGCCCCCGGGCAGGCTGCGCTACGGACTGTTCACCGCGGCCACGGTCACGGAAGGCATGGAAGACCATGTCATCGGTGCCGGGTTCCAGTTCGCCGGGCTCGACTGCGGCGTGGCACGGCTGTACGACTCCAGCTGTGAGCCCGGCGCCTCGGACCCCAAGACGTTCGACGAAGGTCTCGGCTACCAGACCGCTGACCCGTTCTGGGTCTACTCCACCCGCCAGTGCGGCACGGTCGGCACTACCGCGGCCGAGTTCACGGAGAGTGTCCGGCGACGGCTGCTCGGCGGGGAGCAGACCCAGGTAGAGGCTGCGATCTGGGGCGGTACCGCTCCCCCGGTCGACCCGAACCTGACCGGCCATGCGGGCACGGTCACTGCTGTTCCCATAGCCCCGGGTTCCGGTGCGGCCATCGCGGCGCTGGAGGAGTCGTTCTACTCGGCCTACGGGTACATCGGCACCATCCACGTCAACACGGTCGCGTACGCCGCAGCCGCGTACTCCAACCTGGTGGAGCACGGGAGCGGCGGCCAGCTGGTCACGCCTCTGGGCTCCGTCTGGTCCTTCGGCGCCGGGTACGACATCACCGGCCCCGCCGGTGTCGCTCCGGCCGCCGGGCACGTGTGGGCCTTCATGACGCCGCCCGTGTGGATCCAGCGCTCCGGGATCATCCCCCAGAACGACCCGCGTTCGTTCCTCAACCGGATCAGTAACCAGTACATGGGGCTGGCAGAGCGCGTGTACGGCGCTGTGTGGACTTGTGACGTGGTCCATGCGGTACAGGTGCCGGTTGCTGCTCCCGCGGTCGCCACAGCCCCGGTGGTGCCCTGATGAGCGACCTGTTCAAGGACTGGGTCTCCGTCATCCCCGCCTCCGGCGAGCTGAAGGAGACCGCCAGGGAGCTGCTGACCCTGGCGGGAGACCCGTCCCTGGTGCGCACGGACGGCAACGGGACCGAGTTCCTGGTTCCCGCATGGGTCGCCGACGCGTACACGACCCCGTCTCCGGCGCCCAGGAAGCGTGCCGCCAGGCCCAAGCCGAGTGAGGAGTAACCATGGCTACGCTCTGTTTCCCCATGGCACGCGGGCGCATGATGCGTCTCACGCGCCTTGACGAGTGCGGCGCGCCCGTAGAGGGCACGTGCTCGACCGTGACCACGGACGGATTCGTGTCCGTCACCGACACCCCGAACTACCAGGATGCCGAGGAGATCTCGGTACCCAACGCCAACGGCGGCCTGTGCATCGATGACCAGTCCAACCCCGCCCTGCGGTGGCTGGATCTGGCGATTCAGATGTGCATCACCGACCCCGACGCGATCAACATCATGACCGGTGACCCGCTGGTTCTGGACGACGCGGGGACCCCGAACACGGTGGGCTACCGCATCGACCAGAGCCTGACCGGATCGGCGGACTTCGCCCTGGAAGTCTGGTCCGGCATCCCGAACCAGGTCTGCCCCGCCTCGGGGTTCCCGTTCTACGGCTACTGGCTCTACCCGTGGGTCAAGGACGTCCGGTGGGGTGAGTCGGTCGTCTCCAACTCCGGCTACCTCCTCAACTTCACCGCCCGTACCCAGATCGGCGGCACGTGGGGCGTAGGCCCGTACAACATCCGCCGTGACGCGACCCTCCCGGCGACGCTGGAGCCGCTGCTCACGCCCATCGGGACCGACCAGCCCAAGCATTTCCAATTTGTGACACTGGCTCCGCCCGCATCCGTCTGTGGATGCACTGAGTTGGTAATTCCGTAGCGAATACGGTGTTACAGTGAAGGCCCCCGGTGACCGCCGGGGGCCTTCATGGTTCATCGACGGTAGGAGTCGACGTGCGTAAGCGTAAGCCAGTTGAGGAACGATTCTGGTCCAAGGTGGCGCTGCCCAACGAGGCGGGGTGCATGCTCTGGAAGGCAGCTCTCCCACCTAGCGGGTACGGCAAGTTCACGACTGATGGCGTTACCAGGTACGCGCACCGCATGGCGTATGAGTGGCTGGTCGGCCCGATCCCGGACGGATTTCAGATCGATCATCTGTGTCGGGTCCGGAACTGCGTAGCTCCGGATCATCTGGAAGCGGTGACGCAACAGGAGAACTTGCGACGCGGTGAGGCTGGGGCTAACAACAAGATCAAGACGCACTGCCCTCACGGGCACGAGTACACCCCTGAGAACACGCTCGTGAACCGGTCCGGCAGTCGAGTCTGCGTCATCTGCAAGCGCGTAGCAGCGCGCCTCAGTGCACGTCGGGTACGCGCACGTAAGCGCCAGAAGCTGGTCATCCCGTAGCCTGAACGCGGTGATGGTCACAGAACCCCGGGGCGACCACCCCGGGGTTCTGCCGTGTGCAGGGGGTTACGCATGGCCGTTGAGAAACCACCCAGGATCACAGGGAGCAGCGCCCCGGTCAGGCAGCCCGGGAATCTGCCGGTCATCCGTGCGGGGGCCTGGCACTCGCTGCCTCCGTTCGGTGCCGCGGGATCGGCGAACGTTCCGGACGGGCGCCTGTTCGCGCTCCCGTTCTGGCCAGGGCGGCGCTGTGCCCTTCTCGGCATCGCGGTGAACGTCACCGCGGCTCTGGTCGGCGGGAGCCTGCGCATGGGGCTCTACACCTCCGCCAACGGGTTGCCGAACCTTCTCGTGAGGGAGTTCGGGTCCATGGGCACGGGGGTGCTCGGGACAGCAGAGTTCTCCGGCTTCTCCACCACGGTGGAACCGGACCTCCACTTCCTCGGCATCTGCCGTCAGGGCGGGGCGTTCAACCTGGGGCTGTCCACCCGCGACACCTGGGACCCGATCATCTCCGAGACCACTCCGGTGATCGGTTCTAACCTGAACACGTACTTCACCGATGGCGTGGGCGGGGCGTTCCCGTCTCTGTTCGGTCCCGTGGCCGGATCGGTGCAGGGTCCGAGCGCAGCTGTTCAGCTGACCTGAGCCGTATCCTGACCGGGAAGGAGGGACGACATGAGCACATGCGGATGGACGGTCAACACCCAGTGCTGCCCCGACTGGGCTACGTACGACCCTGCGGTGCAGACCGCAGCCACGACGATGGCCACGGCGCTGCTCGACCGGCTCACGGGCTACCAGTTCGGCCAGTGCCCGGTCACTGTGCGCCCGTGCGGCAAGCCCTGCCAGGACTTCCACGGATACCTGACCTGGCCCGTGGGCCAGCCTTCTTCCAGCGGATCGGGCTCTCCGTGGATGATCCCGTTCGTGGACAACGGCATCTGGCGCAACTGCGGGTGCTCGGGGGGCTGCACATGCCGGGCCGCGTGCGAGATCTTCATCGGCGCGCCCGCGTATGCAGTGACGGAGGTGAAGATCGACGGCATCATCCTGGCTGCCTCCGCCTACCGTCTGGACTTCACCCGGTCGGGCGCCGTCCTGGTCCGCACGGACGGGGACTGCTGGCCCGAATGCCAGGACATGGACGTCGACCACGACGCCGTGGGCTCCTTCACGGTGACCTACTCACCCGGTAAGGCTCTTCCGGCCGACGCGCCGTTCTACGCGGGGATGCTGGCCTGCCAGATCGCCAAGGCGTGCATCGGCGGAGGTGACTGTGTACTGCCTCCGCAGCTCCAGTCACTGAGCCGGAACAACATCGAGGTGCAGGTGCTCGACCCAGCCACGCTCCCTGACTCGATCCTGACCGGGATCGCGGAGGTAGACAGATGGGTCCGCTCGGTCAACCCGGGCAACTTGCGCACCCGCTCGCGCGTCCTGTCCCCTGACGTCCGTCCGCACCGGGTGGTGACGCCGTGACCATCTACATGGACGCGGCGCAAGAGCTGCTGCTCTGCTACTCGGCTGCTCTCAATGAGCTCCCCGCGGCGGATGTGCCGGGCACCATCTGTCTGCGTCACGGGGAACAGGTCTCGCCTCTCCTGGGTACCCAAAGTGATGAGTGCTGTGATGGCCTGGCCTGGGTGCGGGTCAAGTCCGTTGTTCCGCTGCGTGAGGAGACCCTTCCAGGCTGTCCTTCGGCCGAGCGCCGGGTGACCCTCGAAATGGGGGTGGCGCACTGTCTGCCGTGGGGGACGACCGAGACTCCGCCGACGTGCGCGCAGTGGACGGATGTGGCCCTGCGCTCCGATGCCTATCACGGGGCCATGGAGGCAGCCCTGTGCTGCCTCAGGGGCTCGATGAGCCGGGATGACGCGGCACAGATCGAGGCAGGTCTGTACGAGCCCACCGGGCCCGATGCGAACTGCGTGGGCGGCACGATGGAAGTGATCGTTGAGACTAGCTGCGGATGTGGAGTGACGACGTGACGGCAAAGAAGATCGCGAAGGTCCCCGCCCCGGCCAGGACTCTGCGCGTGCTCAGGTCGTTCGACCTGATGCGCAAGGGCGAGACGTTCGAGAACGTGGTCACTGACCGTGTGCTGGCACTGGTCGGGCTGGGCTTTCTGGAGGTGGTCGACGATGGCGAGAATCCGTCTGGACCGGCCGCAGCTCAGCCGGGTGATCAAGGGGGAGAGCCGAAGGGCCCTGAGGCTGAGGGCTCCGCAGGTGCTGAACCGGGCGAAGATCCTCGCTCCGGTTGACACCGGCCGTCTGCGCGCGTCGGGCAAGATCAAGTACTCCGGCCTGTTCAGCTTCCGCCCCAAGGCAACCGTCGTGTTCGATGTCGAGTACGCGGCCATGGTCAACGACGGGACCAGGCCGCACATCATCAGGCCCAAGAACGCCAGCGTGCTGCGCTTCACGGTCGGCGGACAGGTCGTGTACGCGCGCGTCGTCCACCACCCGGGCACCAGGCCCAACCCTTTCCTCGACCGGGCGCTGAGGGAAGTGGTCGGCGGCCGAGGCTGGACCGTGACGAATGGGTAAGCTGTGTCCATGGACGACATCGCACGCACCCTGAAAGTCACGGTCAAGGACGAGACATACGCCGCTGCGCCTCTGGACGAAGGACAGCTGGTCGCGCTCCAGCTCCTGCGCTCGGTCCCCGAAGTGAAGATCCTCGGAGTCCTCGGAGCCCTCTTCAAGTCCTCCTTCGGAGAGGACGCGTACACCGACATCGTCACCCGCATGGCCCTCAACCAGGTGGATATTCACGACCTGATGGGCGCCCTGACTGACCTGGCCAAGGCCACGGGTGAGGTCAAGGAGAAGACCAGGACCGCGAAGAAGACGGCCAAGCTGCCCTTGCCGGGCACAGTCAGTGAAGGGAACTGACCCGCTCCGTCTCCTCTCCCGCGCGCCCGTGCGCGTGCCCGTGTGCGGGCATGAGCTGACCATCGTCTGGCACCCGGCACTCGACTGGCTTGAAGCCATCCGTCACGATCACCGCGGCCTGGTGCTGCGCCTGGCCGAGGACACCGAGGATCTGGTGCTCGGCATGGCGGACCTCTCCGTGCCCCTGAGCGGCGTTGAGAAGGCGTCGATGGAGTTCCTGGAAGAGGAGACTGGGCGGCGCTGGTGGATCGCCCTCAAGCTGGCCTACAGCTCCGCAGGGGAGAGCGTCCTCGGGGAGCTCACTCTGTGTGGTGTCGACCCCGGACGGGTCTCATTCGGCCAGTGGTGCGCAGCCGTCTACCGGATCCTCACCAGGAACTGCGATGACAAAGAGCGGATGAAGCTTGATTTTGAGCTGGAGCTCCCTCCGCCCGGGTACGAAGAGTCATGGGACGATGGCAATGACTGGAGCGAGTTCAACGCGCTGATGGACCTGGCGCGCGAGCAAGAGGGACAGAGGTGATCCGGTGGCGTCCGATGCTGAAGTTGACCTTGTGGTCAATGCGACGCGCGCACTGGCCACGATCCAGCGGGACCTCGATGAACTGGTGCGGACGGCCGAGAACAACGCCGATCCCGTTCAGGTGCAGGCAGCCCTCAACCGGATCATCTCTCTCAACCGGGTGCAGGACGATCTCAACCAGGTCATCCGTACGGCGCAGGCCAATGCCGACCCGATTCGTGTGCGCGCCGACGTCGACACGGACGATGCCGATAACGACACGCGCCGGTTCACAGCCACCCTGGGGAACCTGGTCAGTACCGCTGGCAGGGCCCTGGGGCCCCTGGCCGGTCTGGCGGGCGGTCTGGCCAGGGCGGGAGGTGCTGCGGGCGCAGCTGTGCCCCTCCTGGCCGGTGTGGTGGCCGCTACCGAGTCGATCGCGCCCGCCGCTGCCGTGGGGACTTCCGCCCTTCTTACGCTCGGGCTTGCGACCGCCACGGTCAAGATCGGCATGATCGGTGTCAAGGAAGCCATCGCCACGGCTTTCGACCCCGATGCCAGTCCGGAAGACCTGGCCAAGGCGATGGAGAAGCTGGGCCCCCATGCCCGGTCCTTCGTCAAAGAGCTTTCCAATATGCGCAAGGGCTTCAAGGCTGTCCAGATCGACGTGCAGAACCGTCTCTTCGCGGGACTGGACAAGTCACTCGAACGCCTGGGCAAGGCCGTCCTCCCCTCGCTCCACGGAGCTCTGGACCGTACGGCTGACTCGCTCAATGACATGGCGCGCGGGGCTGCTGAGGCCGCCACCGATCTGGGTGAGAGCGGGATCCTGGGCAAGGCCCTGGCCAGCTCGACCAAGTCGTTGTCCCTCCTGGAACGCATTCCAGGCCAGGCGGTCACCGGGTTCGGCCAGCTCGCCGCCGCGGCCGGTCCCTCGCTGGAGCGCATTGCGGCCAAAGCTGCGGATGTGGCTGACCGTATCTCGGAGAAGCTGAGCCGAGCGTTCGAGTCAGGCGCCCTGGAAAAGGCCATTGACCAGGCCGTTGACAATATCGCTCAGCTCGGCCGCGTTGCGGGCAACGTCTTCAGCGGTATCAGCAACATCATCAAGGCCGTGTCGGTCGACGGAGAGGGCCTGTTCGGCACGTTGGAGAAGGTCTCCCAGGCGTTTGAGGACCTGACCGCCAGCAAGGAGTTCCAGAGCGCGCTTCAGGCCCTGTCCCAGACGATGAACGTCCTGGTCACCACGGCCCTGCCTCTTCTCAGTGACGCCTTCAAGGCGCTGCTCCCCGTCATCGAGATCCTGGCCCCGCCCGTTCAGCAGCTGATCGAGGATCTGGGTCCGATACTCAGACCAATCATTGAAAAGCTGGCTCCCGTACTGGAGAGCCTGGCGACGGCTTTCGGAAAGCTGCTCCCCGTCCTCACTCCGATCATTGAACTGGGTGGGCGTCTGATCGTTGCCATCCTGCCGTCGCTGACCAAGCTGTTCGAATTCCTGGGTGACGTATTCGAACGTCTGGCCCCGGTCGTTGAGCAGCTGGCGGACAACCTGGCCAGCCAGTTCGAACCGGTCCTGGCAAAGCTCCCGGAGATCCTTGACCAGATTCTCCCGAAGTTCCTTGAGCTTGCGGACAGGCTGCTTCCGCTACTTCTGGACGTCCTTGTCGAGATCGGGCCAGAGCTCGGACAGGCTGCCGAAGCATTCGCCGATCTCCTGGTCGAGCTGACTCCCCTCCTGGTGAAGTTCCTGGAATTCCAGATCTTCCTGGTGGACAAGATGCTTCCGATCATCGGGCCCATTGCCCACGCGATCGGGGTCATCTTCGGAAGCGCACTCATGGCGCTGGTCGACATCATTCGGGAGTTCGCCATCCCCATCATCAGGGGGATCGTCGCTCTCCTGGAAGGCGACTTCAGCGAGGCGACCCGCCAGGCCGTCATTGTGGTCAACAACCTGCGCGACAACGTCAGCAGGGCATTCGACAACCTGAAAGCCAGGGTCACCCAGGCCATCACGGGTATGGGTGCCCAGGTGATCGCACGGATCATCGGCATGAAGGACTCGTTCATCCGTACGGTGCAGGACCTGGTGAACCGGGCGATTGAGCGTATGGCCGCCCTGCCACGAGGGATCCTGAACGCCATGGCCGGTCTCGCCGGAGCCCTGTTCAGCATCGGGTCCGACATGGTGCAGGGGCTCATCAACGGCATCACCTCCCGCATCGGCGGGGTGGTCGCGGCTGCTGCCAAGCTGGCCGCCGCGGTGCCGGACACGGTGAAGGATCTTCTCGGGATCAGTTCCCCATCCACCGTGATGATCGGTGTCGGCGGGGATGTCATGGCCGGTCTCACAAAGGGGCTCAGGGACTCGTTCCCGGAGCTCCGCAGGGAACTGACCGGGATCGCGCTCACGATCCCGCAGACGGTCATACAGCCCGTTCAGGGGCTCACTCCCGGGGCGCTCGGCCTGCGCCAGCCGACAGTCAACGTATTCATCGGGGCTGAGCGGCTGGACCAGCGGATCGACTTCCGGGTGAACACCCGCAATATCCAGAACACCCGGCTACTGGCACACGGAGTGAGGCGGTAATGCCACTTACGGTCACACCCGACGCGGCCACAGCCACGTTCGGCCTGCACATCGACTACATCGCCGCGGCCGGAACCCAGGTCACCGCCGACATTTACCGGGGCCTGAGCGCCACGGGTCCGTGGGAGTTCCTGCGCACCGTGGATCTCCTGGCTCAGGAGGCGTACGCGTTCGACAACACGGCGCCTCTGGACACGCCTGTCTGGTATCGCACGGTGGCCGATGACGGGACTGAGTTCATCACTGGCCCCAACACCATCGTCACGGACGGGGTGACGGGGTGGCTCAAGGATCCCGGTCGGCCGTGGGCGGACATCGCGCTGACCGTGTGTGAGGCACCTGACCCCCTCTGCGATCCGGCAGACGTTCTGTCATGGGTCGGGTTCGACACCTTCGGCAGGCCCACCGACGCGGGCCTGATGGAGATCTCGAACGACGAGAAGCCCTCGGATGTGTGGGCCCGGCGCAAGAACATGTCGGGGACCATGCGGTTCTTCAGCCGCACCCTGGCCATGAAGACCCGCGTGTACGAACTGTTCACCGCGGGCGGCCCGCTGTTCCTCCAGCTGCCGCCGGTCTACGGGTGGGCGGACGACTTCCTCCAGACCACGGCCGATCTGACCGAGGACTACGTAGCCCAGGACCAGCGGAAGCCCTGGCGCCGGTGGGAGGCGCCGTTCCGCACCGTACGCCGCCCCTCGGGACCGATCCAGGGCACCAGCTGCGCCAACTGGTGCGCGGTCAACGACGCGTTCACCACCTACGCCGACCTGACCGCCGCGGCCGGTGACTGGGGAGACATCGCAGACGGAAGCTTGGTGTGCCCCTGATGCTGACCTCAACCGCCACGTACAAGCAGGCCATCCACTTCCCTCACAAGCGCCGCACGGTCATCGACGTGGTGGACGCCTCGGGTGCGGTGCTCGCCTCGGACATCCCGTTCAACGACGGAGCGGTCAAGGCCAGCCTCACCCAGCGAGTCACCCGGCAGGCGGACATCACCGTGTCCGAGGATCTGTTCCCGGATCTGGACACGGACCCGCTCTCGCCGACACACGCGATCCTGAACATCAGCTCCGGAATCGAATACCCGGACGGCTCGGTCGAGATCTTCCCGGTCTTCCACGGGCGGGTTCAGGAGCCGACTCTGAACCCAGACGGATCGGTGAGCATCTCGGCTGAGGACCGGGCGCTCGACGTGGTGGGGATGCGGTTCGAGCAGCCCCGCAACCACACGCCCGGAACCGTGATCCAGATGATTCACGAGCTCATCACCGAGGCCGTACCGGGCGCCGTGTTCGGGACCGATGACGTGGCCGATGCGCCGGTTCCCGAGCTCACCTGGGACGAAGACCGGGGCCAGGCCGTAGACGACCTGGCTGAGGCGCTGGGCGCACGCTGGTATGCGCAGGGGGACGGGGCGTTCGTGGTCCGGGCGTTCCCCTATGACGACGGCACCGTGGTCCAGACGCTGGAAGACGGGGAGGAAGGGCTGCTGTCCGACGCGACCCTGCACAAGTCCCGCAGCGGTACAGCCAACTCCGTCACCGTGGTCAGTGAGCGGCTGGACGGGACGGACCCCGTCCGCGTGACGGCCAGGAACACCGTGCCGACCAGCTCCACCCAGTACGGCGACACCTTCGGCCGCGTCACCCAGATCATCAAGATCCAGACCCCCCTCACCAGCTCCGAGGCACAGCGCCTGGCCCGGGCTCAGCTCAACGCTGCTACTGCGCTGATCGAACAGTGGACGCTCACCTGCACCCCGGACCACACGCTCGAACCGGGAGACCCCATCCGCATCCGCTCGCGCGGGCGCACCACGGTGCAGGTCATCGACTCCATCGCCTACCCCCTCGGGACTGGCTCCATGTCCATCGCCACCAGGGCATTCACCACACTGCCCGTAACCTTGTGACAGGAGGGACGACGCATGGACACAACTGACAACCTGGGGCTGCCATACCCTCAGTGCAATCCGCCGCTGACCAAGGACGCATCCGACATCGAGCAGTTCCGCGACCTGGCCGAGGCGGTAGACGCCGCGGTGCAGGTGCTGGCTGACGAGATCACTCAGCAGCTGGTGCGCCCTGATGCGTGCCGGTTCAACAGCTCCACCCAGACCAGCACGGTCACGGACAACGTGATGTTTCTGACCACGCTGTCGTTCGACAACACTGCCGGAAACTCCATGACCGACACGGTCAACGGCGTGATCAGGATCCAGCGGGACGGCTGGTACCTGTGCGGATTCTGGGTTACGTCCACGGTCGCCACCGATGTCCAGACCCGTGGCCGGTTCCTGGTCAACGGTGAACCGGCCAGCAACTTCCAGGGGCCCGGCGGCATCGCGCAGCCGGGTATCCAGGACTGCAACGGTGCGGAGGTGCTGTTCCTGCGTGCGCAGGACGGACTCACCATCGCCACACGCAACGGATCTCCGGGCACGTCGGTCGACTACCTTGCCCGCGTGTGGACAGTTCTGGTGGCGCCCAATGTCTAGTCCCACCCCGGTCGTACTCGCCGCGGAGAACGGGCCCTGGGCACAGGTGCGGACCGGCACCATCACGGCAGCCAGTTCGACCAACGTCACCGTGCTGGTGGGCGGCACCCAGGTACCGGCCGCGTTCGAGAGGGGCGCCACCTTCGCCGCTGGCGATCTGGTCGCGCTGATCCGGCAGGACGCCACGTGGCTAGTTCTCTACCGTCTCGCGGGCGCGGGCCCGAACGAGATCCAGAACCCCAGCTTTGAGCTGTCCGGCACGGGCATGCCGCCGACCCTGTGGTTCTTCGCCGATCTCACCGGAATCAGCCAGGCATCCGTAGCTCAGAGCGCTTTCGCCCCGGACGGGGACCAGTTCGCGCAGGTCTTCTCGGACTCGGCCACATCGAACAGTTACCTTTACAGC